GACGATGCAGACTACTGCAGACTGCCAGTCAACTACTTCAAGCGTTAACCAAGGGGACTTCGGTCCCCTTTCTTTTTTGCCTTCACATTGTGCGGCCCATTATAGTTAGAGCGCGTGTTTGATACCAGTTATCTAAGGCGAGAGCGTTGCGTGCGTGCGAGTCGCAAGATCGCTAATTAGAGACCCATCCCCTCGTGGAACTTTACTTAAGAGACCCACAAGCGTAAGGTTACATCACTGGGTCAGCAATTCAGCCCCCAGTATTTCATCAATCGTTCATTCTTATGGAGATTTGAACATGGCAAAATCAGCCGCAAAAGCCGTGGAATCCGCCACGCAACCCGCCTTCACTTCTTTGAAGGATTCAGCCTTTCAACAAGCGGGAGCCGCTCAGACTCTCGAAGACGTAGCCCGCTACGTTTTGGGCAACGTCAAAGACTTTCCTAAAGAAGTCCCAACTGAAGCCAAAGACGCTTTATATGATGGATATCGTATGAAGTTCAATTTGTTGAAACCCGCGGTAATTTACGCGGTTATCAATGACCACTATATCCGCGCCACGCCTGAGCATATGAAGGCGAATAACGTGGAGAAGGTAGAGATTGGTGTAGCGTACGCTTATAGCTACTCAGCGCAAGAGTTCGGTAAGTTGGCCAACACCAACCCAGCCCTCCACTCTCTTATTAAAGAGATTAGAGAGAAGTGTTCTACTTATTGCTCGAATCGACTGGGCGACTTGAAACGAGCCGCTACAAAGATTCTCAATGAGGGTCAAGAACGCAAGCGTACAGCCAATAAGAACTTCGATGAGTTTGTCGAAGATTGGTTTAAAGAAACCGCTCCAACTAGGCTGATATCAGCTAGAAGTCGTAATGACGCTACGGCTGACGAGAAGCGTTGGAATGAAGCCAAAGTCGCCTTCATGGTGAAGTGGAAACACTCCGAAGCTAAGTAATTAGCTGACCCAACCCCGTAGGCCGCAAGGTCTGCGGGGTTTTTTTTCGCCCGCTTTTTTGAAACCAGTTATCTAGCGCGAGTGCGTGAGTGAGCGTGAGTGTGCAAGCTCGCTAAATAGTGTCCCATCCCCCCGTGAAACTTTACTTTAGATGCCACATTCGCTATTGTTAACCATCGCTTAGAAAACACATAAGCGATATTTCATTAACTTTTTAGGAGGACGCTATGTCTACCATTACATCATTGAAAGATCTGGGTTATCAGCAAGCAAGCACAGGTGATAGCCTAGACAACCAAGCAGAATATGCCTTGGCTAACATCTCAGGTTTTCCAGAGGACATCTCAAGCGATGCAAGGGAAATGCTTTATGAGGGTTATAGACAACGGAAAAGCGAAAGAAACCCTGCCAAGGTCTATGCCGTTGTGAATGACCATTACATACTTGCAACACCCGAGCAGATCAAAAATGCAAAGGTTGAAAAGGTTGAAATCGGTGTGGCTTATGCCTTTGCTTTTTCCAGTCAGGAATTCGGAAAGCTCAAAAATACAAACCCTGCCTTGCATGGCATCGTAAAGGGTATTAGAGAGGATGTCTCAGATTACTGTTCTAATCGATTAGGTGATCTGAAAAGGGCTTGCAAGAAAATACTTGCCAAGCGAAACGGCAACACCACAACACGCACCACATTAGATTTTGTTGAATCGATGACCAAGACATTCGAAGCTCAAGAGAAATCAGTCAAGGTGAAACAGACCAAGGGCGATACAACAGCAAACAGCGCAAAGTTTGCCCTTGCCGTAAAAGCATTCTGGACGACATACAACAAATAATGTTGTGACCAAGCCCACATGGTTTTCCATGTGGGTTTTTTTTTCGCCCTCCAAATTTGAAACCAGTTATTAAGAGCGAGCGCGCGAGATGGCGTGGCGTGTCGAGCGCGCACAAGGTCGTTAATTAGTATCCCACGCATGCGTGGAATTCGTTGTATCGCTTACCGTTTTCAGAAATGACAGTGCTAGTGTGATGTACTAGGCCCGCGGAGTTGTACCGTGTATCGATTCTGAAAACGGTAGATGATAGAGCTTTGGTTTTGTTCTATTTTTCCGTAGAACAAAGTGCCGTTAGTGTACTAGTAATAGAACAGAAAAAGTGAGTATCCATGCGGGTTGCGAGCATTCTGTTCTAATGTTCTACGTTTTTTGGAGGGTATGGGTGTTTTTGGCAAAAAGTGTTCAAGCAAGACCTTCTCAGCCTGTGCAAAGCCATAACCACAAAAATCGCAAAAAAGAGGAGCATATACCCTTTTTCCGTAGAACATTAGAACATTTATATATTTTATTAAATAAAACATAATAAAAACAACGACTTAGCTACGCCAAACCCCCCAATTCCCGTTCTAAAAGCATAGTTTCAAAAATAGAACAAACCAGAACATTAGAACAAGGTTTCCGAACTACTTTTTTTATTAACTGCTTGACTCATATGTCAAGTTATGTTATACTGGAGTCTGGGTCGGGAGGTAGATACCAAGCGACCCTAATTAGCATCCCACGCATCCGTGGGTTTTGTTTCAACCAATCGGTGTCCTTTGCAGGAACCACAAGGAGAGAGAAATGATAGTTTCATTTATGACTGCATTACCTGAGAAGCAGGTAGACCCAACAGCATGGTTGCAGGCTTTGCCCCGACCCATGCGCAAAACCTTGCGCCTGACCAAACCCCGTCAACGCAATGTCAACACCCACGATGGCGTGGATGACTATTTAGCCACTGACTGCCGTGTTGATACATATCACACACAGAACCTTGAGTTCCTTGATCGTGAGTATGGCTTCGATGAGTTCGGAGATATTGACGATGAGTACGAGGGGTTGACCATCACCGAGCCTATGAACGAGGTTGATACATTCAACTATCTCACAGGCTACGACATCATCTAATCACACATTGCATCAACGGCCCACCACTGCGTGGGTCTTTATCTAGGAGATCATTATGGGAAAAGTTAAAGCGCATTTCTTTGACGACATCAAAGAGGTTGCCCCAAAGCAACAGATCGAACAAGCAGAACGCAAGATGTTCTTGCTTCTGTGCAACGGCAAGCCCTTGGCGTTGTATGACCATCGGGACACTGCCGAGTACGAGATGCACATTTGCTTGCAGGGTGACATGTACGAGGGACAAGAGAACAAGTACCGCATCAAGACTATGGGTGTAGTAACCCACGCATACGAGGAGAACTAATCATGCACTGGAACTATCGCATCGTAAACACCAAGTCCGAGAATGGCGGTGAGGATTGGTACTGTCTGCAAGAAGTTTATTACAACAAAGACAACACCCCTTACGCCTACTGCGCACCATGCACAGGTTCGGAGGACATGGAGTCCCTCAAGGATGTATGGCACATGGTCAATGAGGCAATCACATTGCCCCCATTGCAGGAAGAAGACTTTGTGAAATATCAGGAGGATGAAGAATGAAAACTTGGGAGGAATTCAACACTAGGTTTACCAACATCAGAAATGCCGAGCCGTTCAACTTCTATGGTTGTGTCAATGCAGAGGGTGAATGGTTTGATTCATCAGAGTCGTTTGAGATCGCGGTGCATTGGTGTTGCTACTCAGCAGGTGAGTTTGACCTGACCAATGAACTTGAGTGGATGAGTATTGAAGGCGTGAAGCGCGGGTATTCAGTTATCCATTCATCAATGCTGAAACAAATGTATGAGAAAGGGCTGATCAAATGAAAAGCTACAAACCCCACTGCCGCAACTGCGACACCGAGTACGCCACGGAGAGGTGGAAGCTTGGTTATAAACACTGTATGCCATGTGGTGAGAAACTCTCGCATGACGCAGTGCGCACAGTCGTGCCTATGCACAAGTCCAACTACATGATGATCACCGACATGGCTGATCTCAAGGGTATCAACAACAAGGGAGGGCTACACCGATGAGCGAGATATTACTAAGTGAAGATGTCATGGAAGCGTGGATGTATATCTTAGAGACAATGATCATTTGCGATTATGAAGAGGCAATAGCCGACGCAGACTTTAGATGGTTCGTTGGTGGTCTTGCAAGTAGCTACCCCGACGAGTTTGAATTGGTACTAGAAGTGCTTAGAAAAAAGGAGTATTTAAATGGGTTATAGATCAGACGTGGCATACACGATTCGGTTCGTGGATGACCACGATACCAACAACGAGCAGTCGTTCTATACATTCTTAGCGGAAGCCAAGAGTAACCCCAAGTGCCAGATCGCATTAGCGGAGGTGGAGATCGACCACATGAAGCAGATGTTCTTCTTTACTGCCGATGATGTGAAGTGGTACGAGAGTTACCCCGATGTTGCGAGTCACATGGCGTTGGTGCAACTAGCGGAGGAGTGGGTGAGCGAGTGCCACAAGCAAGCACTTCACTGCAAACTAGGCGTTGTGTTCCTGCGTGTAGGAGAAGAGTCAGGAGACATAGAGGAGCGCGCGCATGGCGAGTATGGTTACCACTGGATACAGATCGAGCGAAAGATTCATACAGACTGGTAATAAAAAAAGTTGAGTAAACCCCTTGACTCAAAGGTCAAGTTGTGTTATACTTATAGCTAGTGGGAAGAGTTTTTTAACTAGCCCACTATTTAGAAACCCACGCATCAGTGGGATTTGTTTTCAACCAAAGGAGAGAGTTATGGAATTACATAAACCCGATCACCTCATCAGCCTTGCTTCATCAGCAGTCCTCGTGAGCGTGGATGTCAATGTATGGTCAGCGACGAAGCAAGACCGTGGTATCAGCAATGAAGTTACTGCATCAAAGAATGCAGACAAGAGCGCAGGCCGCTACGTCAAGAACCTCTTGGCAGATCACCCTCGTCACAAGGCGATCGTCAACTATCGGCAGACTATCTACAACTGGGTCAAGCGCAGAACTTATAGATGGAACAACTCGCAGGACTTATTGCCGTCTGTGGATATGCCCAAGTTCAAGCAAGAGTATCACGCACATCAGGCGGCATTCAACACCCTGCTTGGCGACTTCATCCTTGCCTACGATAGCATTGTCTCTGACATGGCGTTCAAGCAAGGCGATATGTTCGATCGCAATGACTACCCCGCTAAAGAGCAACTGGTATCTAAGTTCGGTGTCCAGCTTTTTGTATCGGAAGTTCCCATGTCGGATTTCAGATGTGGCATAGCGTCAGACATCGCTGAGGATTTGTTTGCTACATACAGTCAACAAGCTCAGGAAATAGTATCTCACGTCATGGTGGAGCAACAAACAAGGTTCATCGAAGTTATGAAATCGATCAGCCATTGCTGTGGTGTAGACGATGTTGGCATCGATGACAACACTGGCGAAACCAAGACCAAGAAGCGTAAGATATACGACACGACCATACAGAAAGCCAAAGAAATGTGCGATACATTCAAGGGCTTCAATCTTAGCGGTGATCCAGATCTGGAAGAGGCTCGGGCATCGCTAGAGAAAGCATTGAGTGGTGTAACGGCAGAGGACATTCGTGAGTCCGATGCGGTGCGTCACGCAGTGAAGGAGGATATCGACGACATCCTCGGTAAGTTCAGCGCATTCAAGTGCGTATGAAGAGCGGCAATAAGTACTTTATCAGTTCAACCTCAGTAAAGAAAGTAATCAATCATGTCTAAAGTTCAAACAGTCGAAACAGTTTCAATCAACGAACTGCGTAAGATCATTCCCCTAATAGCTTCAGAGATCACGCCTGTCATTCAGTCAGAACCAGGTTGTGGCAAGACTTCCCTGTTGGCTATGATTGCCGCTGACAATGGCGACAAGTGGCGTAGCCCTGCCGATGGCATGAGCATCGCAGGTGACAAGTACGACTACATCTACATCGACTGCCCCGTCAAGGATATGTCAGACATCGGTATGACTATTCCCAATCATGCGACTCAAACCCTTGAGTACTACGTCTCAAGCCTCTTCAACTTGAACGACCCCAAGCCTAAGGTTATCTTGGCTGACGAGTTCATGAAGTCGCCTAAGCTATTGCAGGTAGTTTTCACTAGGTTGTTTCTTGAGCGAATGGCGGGTGACAAGCCACTGCCCCGTGGGTCTCTAGTTTTTGCAACATCGAACAATGCAGGTGATGGCGTGGGTGACTCCATGCTTGCCCATGCAGGTAATCGTGTTTGCATCATGCGCATGGCGAAACCCAATGTGAACGAGTGGTTGCAATGGGCATCAGAGAATAGTATCTCTCGTGTCATTCGTGCATCGGTGGCTATGTTCCCTCGTTGCTTGGCGTCGTACACCACAGGTGATCAGAACGATAACCCATACATCTTCAAACCATCTATGAGTACCTTATCGTTCGTGTCCCCTCGTTCGTTGGCGAAGGCCGATGTGATCGTGCGCAATCGTGATGCGATCGGTGAGAACGGCACGAAGGTGGCGTTGGCTGGTACTGTCGGTGCGTCATTCGCGGCAGACATGGCGGCATTCATATCAATGGAGAAATCATTGATCGATGTGAAGGACATCGTCAAAGCACCCGAGAGCATTGATATGCCGAGAGACATCAGCGCGCAGTTAATGATTATGTTTCAGGCAGTAGATGTATTGGAGACGCAAGACCAACTGACCAAGTTCATGGCGTTCGTTGAGCGTATTCCCTCATCCGAGGTACAAGGCGTGTTCTTCACAATGATGATGCGCAATACGAAGTCCATTCGCTTGGCTCGCAACAATGCCAAGATCGCTGAGTGGGCTAAGAACAACCACGAGTTGTTCTAAAACTTAACCCCACGACACAGTGGGTTCTTATTTACATGGAGATTGATATGACATTCAGTATCGCTGAGTTGTTTCTATTGGCATGGGCTATCGTTGCGTCACTTGGCTACGGCTATGTGAACGGCAAGTTCCGCCAACATAAACACATTACTAGTGAGTTGTTGGTACGCATTGCCAAGGGCAAGATTCAAGTTATCGAGACCGATGACTACATCGAGTTCAAGGAGGTGTGATGCTTACTAGAGCCGAGAAGTTCGAGAGAGTGTTGTTCCTGTTAGGAATGATTGTTTTATTGTTAGATTTGTTTTATTGGAGACCATGATGAGCAAGCAAGAAACCCGAATCAAGCGTGGACACATCGCGCTTATGAAGCACCCACAGACTGCCCTGTACTCAGGCGTTATGTTGATGGGGACATCCGCAGTAGAGGAAGGCGTACCTACTGCATACACCGATGGTGTCAACAAGAAGTATGGTCGCAAGTTCTTGGAGAGTATTCTCAGCGAGAGCAAGGTGCGTGGTCTCATCCTCCATGAGAATCTCCACGTTGCCTTGAAGCAAGTCGTGTTCGGTCGTGCCATGTTTATGGAGAACCGCAAGATGGCTAACCTAGCGGCTGACTTTGTTGTGAACGACATCATCGCCAACATTGATGGGACTATTGCAGGAACAAGCGAGCGTCTTGTCGAGTTGCCCGATGGCGCGATCTATGACCCGATGTTCCACGATTGGTCTATGCGTGAGGTATACAACTATCTCAAGAAGCACGCCAAGAAAGGCGGTGGCGGAGGTCAAGGCGGTAAGGGTCAAGGTAATCCCCCACCATCGGGTGGGACACAATCTAACGACGACGATGACATGGATGGAGATACAGTCACAGTCAACGGCAAGACCTATGACATTTCTCAGGCAGACGAACACGACTTCATTGGCCGTGAGGTGTCAGCCGAGGAAGCTAAGGAAATCTTAGACGACATCGACAAAGCGTTGCGTGAAGGCGGGATGCTTGCAGGTCGCATGGGTGCGAAGATTCCTAGAGTTATCTCCGACTTACTTGAACCCAAGGTTGACTGGCGTGATGCGTTGCGTGAGTTCGTCTCTTCATCGACTAAGGGTAACGATGAGTTCACATGGCGTCGCATGAACAAGCGTCAGATGGCTAATGATATTTATCTGCCAAGCGTGATGAACGAGAGCATTGGCGAGATCATCGTAGCCATCGATACATCAGGCTCGATAGGTGGGGCAGAGATAACCGAGTTCGCTACCGAACTGGTTTCAATTTGCGAGGTCTGTCAGCCCGAAGTCGTTCGTGTTCTTTGGTGGGATACCGAGGTGCATGGTGAGCAAGTGTTTAAAGACAACTACTCCGACATTGCCAAGATGCTCAAGCCTTTGGGCGGTGGCGGAACTAAGGTCTCATGTGTCAGTGAGTATGTAAACAAGCACAAGCTCAATGCTGAATGTGTCCTAGTGTTCACCGATGGATATGTAGAGGGTGACATCAAGTGGAACATTTCTAGCCCAACCCTGTGGATGGTTACTCAGCGCCGTGACTTCATTCCGCCTGTGGGTAAGAAGGTTATGTTCGGTGATGAATGAACTGTGGTTGTTAACAACTTCAACCGCATACATGGTGGCAGAGCAGAAAGGACAAGAGCGCATGAAGTATAGATATGTCGATGAGATAGCAAGAAGTCTCTTAGAGCATTTTCCCAACTCTGCGCATCTGCATGCGTTAGAAAGACTTAACACAGTCGGTGAGTTACAGACCGATATGTGGCGACAGGTGTTAGATCAACTTGACAAACTGGAGGCTCAGAATGGAGGAGTGGACAAACATAACTCTAGACGAGATAAAGAACAGAGACGCCCTCGACAGGATTCAAGCGGAGAGGATGGTGGAGAGACATGGAGACCAAGCGCACCTAGTGGCGTTGATGAATTTGCACCATGAAGAAAACGAAGGAACCAAGCGATTCAACTGGCGAAAAATTCTGAAACTAATTGACGAAATAAAAGGAGAGAAAAAATGAAAGCATGGAAGGGTGTAGTGGTAACTACATATCAGGAAGAAATCACAGTACTGGCTGACACGAAAGAGGAAGCTGAGTTACTTATGTACGACCGCGCAAACCCAATGGGGGATAGCACTAGCGGTGAGATGGAAGTGTATGACTTGAAAGAAATAGGAGAGAACAATGCAAGCACTTAACTACAAGAGACTCAATAGCATCTCAAATAGCGTCTCACCCTATCGTGGGTCGGTAAATAGATTTCCTATTGGTAACCGCAGACATAACAATAAATACTTTCTTGTTGGAGAGGAGAACGGAGAGCGCGTGTTCAACATCGTGCATGGTAACCATTGGAAGAGTGTTAACCTGACGAAGGCAGAGCATGATGATTTGGTAAAGCAAGGCGCATCAAAGATACATTGCTACCAAGAGAATGATGGTACATGGTGTTACTACAAGTACGATGTGAAGCCAAACATACTTGGCGTTGTGCGACCTGACAATACATTCGAGTTTACTAGTAACAGATACGGACAGGGTGACCGAGGTATTTTGTCAGGCTACTCGCATGGCTACTTATGTACTGACTCACGCAGGGGTGGGATGATATGGTGGGGAAGAGTCAACGGCAATGGAGAGCGTAGCGCCATGCCAATCTATCATGGCATGCGTGTCAACTGTGAGACTATGCGCCCAATCAAACCGATCACGGTCATTGGTAGGAAAGTCGATCGCAAGTTGGGTAAGACTTTGCTCGCTAAGTATGCAGACTTCTACACCACGACCGAGGTGATGACCAAGGCAATGGACTACGAGGTGTTCGCCAAGACCATGCTTGAGGTGATAGGTGAACATATACCGAACAGTGACTTCTACCTAGACCATAAGGTGTACACATCGGTAGCAGATACATTAGTTGACACCGCACCACTTGATGCGGCAATGCTCTACATCTTTGCGTGGGACATCGGCAATATGCGTTGGAACTTGCGGAGGTACTCAGACAAAAACTTTTCTAGGTATAGCGCACATGAGGATGAGCCACACGATATGTTTGTCAATCTCAAGCGCAGACTGAACAAGGAAATCTACAAAGCTAACGATGGGGTGTTCAAGAAAGTTGAGTACTCCAATGGTGAGATTTATCCGCCTAGCGAGTGGGGCTACACAGTCATGGTTGATGGAGTGGAGGTAAAGCAGTATGAATAATGTTATTGAAGTGGAGGTCAAGGATGTGTATGGGGTGTTGAAGTACTACCCCCTATGCGAGAAGGCGCAACTGTTTGCTGATATTGCAGGGACTAAGACTCTCACACTACACGCAATCAAGAAGATCGAGGCGTTGGGGTTCTCGATCAAAGCGACACGAAACATAACTTTTTAAGGAGAGACAGATGATCAATAGATATTTTCTTGATGGGTTCGGCACAGAGGAACAACTGAATGAGTTGTTGGCTTCAGATACGCTCCCACTGGTGCGTGAGTTGCAATTCAAGTACGGCTTGAAGGTCATGGACAAAGTAATGAATGTAGGGTATCCGCAAGAAGATAAAGATTCTTACATGATGTGCTACCCCAATGGGCTGGCTGTTTGTAAGGTATGGACTACAAACCTAGGCGGTGCTAACTTTGATCAACTAGAGTATTGCTTCCGCACACCTTACTACTCCAAGTCTCGTGGGTCAGATCAGGCTGATCGAGAGACGATTCGTAGTACAAAACTTTCTTCACTCATGGCAGTACTAAAGCGGCAGGACGCTGTGCGCGCTAAGAAAGACATCATGGACAAAGAGATAAAGCATGTCAAGAACGGTGTTAGTAATCTGCGCAGGGCGATGGGCGATAGCCAAAAACAAAATATGTTTTCGGCTGATGAGCTTCATGTGTTACTAGCTACCTTACTAGGGGAAAGTACCGATGGTATTCCTGTTGCTCTAGACCTAAATAAATGTAAAAATACACTTGACATATTCAAAGAAAATGATAGGATACGAGATATGAAGATAGAGGAATCTAATCGGTTCTTCAAGAATCCTTTCTATCTCATTGGTATAGACGACTACAAGCACTTAATCATAGGCAAGTTCAAGATGAAAGTAATCAATGATGCGCTAGGCAAGATGGAGTACGAAGTCATTGAAGACTTCAAGCGAGTCAGAACGATCGAGGAGTATCCCGAGCTAGTACCCTTGATGACAATGATGAAAGTCTCTTATGAGAATAAAGAATGTCGCAAGCTAGGCACTCTCAACTTCCCACTACTGGACAAGTATGACGAGGGGTTAGATGCGGTGTTCTTTTATAGCGGTAGCCCAACGAACTACGAGCATGCGTGGATGGCAACACCATGCCCCACTTGATTGGAGAGCTGAGTCCTGTGGTTCACCCAAAGCATTGGGAGTTGATTCGTCTGCCTGTGCGTAAGGTGAATGATGAGTACATCGTGTATGTGGCTGATGGGTTTCATCGCATATACAACGACGATACTTTGCCTGATGTGTTGAAGTCTAAGTTTGCAATGATTCTTGCCAATGGAGGGAGTTCGAATGTACCTGATTCAAAGATACTTAGACTGACACTTTATACGAACACCGATTCACCCGAGCTTGATGAGGTTGGGTGGCGGGCGAGCGACACATACTTTTGTTTGGTCGTGGACAGATTAACTTTAGAGTCACTGAAGGGTGGGATACAAAATGACGCCTGAGGGTATCGTCAAGAAGAAGATCAAAGATATTCTTAATACAAAGGGAGCTTACTACACCATGCCAATTGGCACTGGCTATGGTGCGGCAGGTGTCCCTGACTTTGTGATTTGTTACAGAGGAAGATTCATAGGGGTGGAAGCGAAAGCGAACGGCAACAAGCCAACCGCCCTACAAGAAAAACACATGTCAGCCATTCGTGGTCAGGGTGGGCTCACCCTCGTCATTGATGAGACAAACATTGATGCACTGACAAGGCTATTGGAGCAATTATGAATGATGAAGATCGTAGCAATCTGCGTGACCTACACGCTGGCTTTGCGCTAGTTGGGTTAATTTTCAGACAAGGAGGTAGCGACCCGACCTTTCTAGCCGAGCAAGCGTATGACATCGCAGATGCTATGCAGAACGAGCGAGACCAACATGGGGTTGGAATCGTATCAATTAAACGCCAAACCAAGAAGGAGAAGGCAAATGAAACGCAGTAAAGTTGATCAAGTTCGGGTATTGTTAGAGCGAAACCCACTCATGAAAACCGCAGAGGTGATGAAGACTCTTGGCACTACCAAGTCATACACCTATGTGCTGATGAGCAAGGCAAGAACGTCATATCAGAAACAATATGGCGAGACCATTGAAGAGCGCATGATCAGACTGAGAGAAATGGGTAAGCGTCTTGCGCTTGCAAGATCGATAGAGACTCCCCCTGCCGTAGTGGAGACTACGCCCGATACTGTCAATCATCCTCCTCACTACAAGGTGGGCGGCATCGAGACCATCGACTTCATCGAGGCGAAGAAGCTTGGCTACAACTTGGGTAATGTCGTGAAATACATTACTAGGGCAGACCACAAGGGCAACAAGCTTGAGGACTTGCGCAAGGCTCAGTGGTATCTCACACGAGAGATTGAAACTCTGAAGTAAACCCCGAAGGCATGGTTCGCCATGCCTTTTTTTGTGTCGGTACTTTTTGTTAGATAGCGACCCATGACTCAGTGGGATGCTATTTTGAAACCAGTTATTAAAAGGAGAAAGTCATGCTGACTGGAGTGGAGATTCTGCTAGAAAGAATGAAGACCAACCCCGAAGAATTTATTGAGGGAGGGTACTCAAAGTGGTCAAGTGTAATGAGCAGTGGATGGGATATCTTTACTGAAGAGGAGCGCACTGCGGTGCAGGAGGCGTTGATACAAGCCAAGCGCGATCACTTTAATGGCGAGGTCATGCGCGTGCTGACAGGTCATGTGGATTCGATAACATATCAGGAGGTGATGAGGCTTGATTCGAGTGGAAACCTTAGTGTAGGAACATCACCTAGTATCCTCACCCCTGATGCCCTGCATAAACAAGTTAAAGACGCTCTCGAAAAGCAGTTCAATGAAGCCTACGCTAGAAAAGATAAACAGGTGATGAAGACCGCAACAAAATTAAAAGATGCGATGAGAAAATAATGCCTAGACCAAAACCCCCCGCGCCCCTAAAGCCTAGGTTCATACGCTTATCTGATAAGCAGTTCATGGTATTCCAACAGCTTGGCGGTGCTGATTGGTTTCGTGGACTACTTGATAAGAAAGCGCCCATGCCTAACAAATACTACGAGAATATACTGAAGGAAGCAAATGTCGCTGATCACAATCGACTTTGAGACCTACTACGATGGCAAGATCAAGCTAGGCTTCAAGCATCAAACAACTGAGGAATACATACGCGACAAGCGTTTTGAAGTTATCGGTGTGGGCGTGAAGGTAGACGAGCAACCAACTGTCTGGGTATCAGGCGGTAAGGATAAGCTAAAAGAATTCTTAGCGTCGTTTGATTGGGGCAGCAGCGCGCTTCTGTGCCACAACACCATGTTCGATGGAGCTATTCTTAGCTGGCTCTATGGCATAACACCAGCGTTCATGTTCGACACTCTATGTATGGCGCGCGCGGTTCATGGCGTTGAGGCAGGTGGTTCACTTAAGGCGTTGGCTGAACGCTACGAGATCGGTGTCAAGGGCGAGGAAGTGATTGCCGCTGAAGGCAAGGCGCGCCTCGACTTCACTAGAGAAGAACTTGAGCGATACGGAGAGTATTGCAAGAACGACGTTGACCTAACTCTCAAGCTATTCAAAATATTGTCGAGCGAGTTTCCTGAGAACGAGATGAAGCTGATCGACATGACTCTGCGGATGTTCACGCACCCAGTGTTCTTTGTTGATGATGCGCTACTGCAAGAGCGCTACGATGAACTCAAGGATGAGAAAGAGCAACTGCTTGAGAGCTTGATGGAGAAACTCAATTGCGAAACTGCTGAAGCTGTGCGTAAACGACTAGCCAGTAATAAACAATTTGCTGAAGTGTTAGTCGAGCGCGCGGTTGAAGTACCCATGAAAGAAAGCAAAACAACAGGAAAGGAAACCTATGCACTTGCTAAAAATGATGAGGGATTTCTTAAACTCACTGAGCATGACGACCCCTTCATACAACAACTGTGCGCAGTACGACTCGGAACCAAATCCACAATCGAGGAGTCAAGGATTGAGAGATTCATTGACGTCGGAAAAAGAAATAAAGGCAGGCTTCCTATTCCCCTTAAATACTACGGAGCGCATACAGGGCGTTGGGCAGGCAGTGATAAAGTTAACTTCCAAAACCTTCCTAGCCGAGACAAGAAGAAAAAGGCTCTCAAGAACGCGGTGGTCGCGCCCGATGACCACATCGTTATCAACTGCGACTCGTCTCAAATCGAGGCGCGTGTCCTCGTCTGGTTGGCAGGGCAGGATGATGTGGTCGAGCAGTTTCGCAAGGGAGAGGATGTCTATTCGCTCTTCGCAACCAAGATATATGATCGCCCAATAAGCAAGGCTGACCCAGTGGAACGCTTCGTAGGTAAGACCTGCATCTTGGGTCTAGGCTATGGGACTGGCAAATTAAAACTTCAACACACGCTTAAGACAACGCCACCCGGCGCAAACGTTACTGAGGCCGAAGCTGAAGAGTTTGTTAAAACATACCGCGACACCAATGACAAAGTGATTGATCTATGGGGTGAAGGTGACAAGGTGATCAAAGACCTTGCAGATTGGCCTGATGATTCAAAAACAGGTAAGCCTATCAAGCCATACTATTACGGCAAGCACAAGTGCCTCAAGATCACGAAGGATGGCGTAGGCCTGCCCAATGGTCTTTCTATCCGATACCCAGATCTAAAGCTGGATACGTCCGAAGCCAAGAGTCAGTATGTTTACAAGTCGCGCAAAGGTCCCGTGTCACTATGGGGTGGGTCGCTAGTTGAAAACGTAGTCCAAGCCTTGGCGCGAATCATTGTGGGAGAGCAGATGCTCAAGATCAACGAGCGTTATCGCGTTGCGCTGACTGTCCATGATGCGGCAGTGATCGTGGTTCCCGAAGCCGAGAAGGATGAAGCGCTTGCATATATCGTCGAGTGCATGTCTACGCCACCCGATTGGGCTAGTGGTTTACCCGTAACCTGCGAAGCAAAGTACGCACAGACCTATGGAGAGTGTTAATATATGTCAAATAGAAATTGGCCTTTCCCCCCGTTTCCAAACCCCAAGGACAAGAACGACAAGCGAGAGCCGAAGTTCAACCCTGACAACTACGAGGATGCACCGAGATGAATGAACCAGCATTTCCAACAAAAATAAACACAGAACATTTTAGTCACCCGTCAACCATTTACAACACTGGCATGACCTTGCGTGATTACTTTGCGGCTAAGGCTATGCATAACTTTGCAGATCAAGTTAGCTCTCAATCTGACCAAGAGTGGTTTGACAAAGTCGCAAAGGGCGCATACCGCATGGCAGACGCAATGCTGAAAGCGAGGGGAGCATGAGTGACGACTTTATTTCTGGTGTTCTATTTGGTATTACTGTAGTAGCTGGCCTTGCATTTATTTTTGGGTTTGTACAAGCATGGTGGAAAGATGTAAAGGAGAATCATGACACAAGACGACGATGACATTCAAGACTACGTTCGCCCTTGGGTGGGTTTGACGGATGAGGAAATTGAAGATTTTGTAAGCGCATTATGGCCTGTGGGAGCAGGAGCAGGGAAACTTCTCCGAGCCATTGAAGCCAAGCTGAAGGAAAAGAATCATGGATAAACCAATAGCATGGTACGACCCAAGCAACGGCATGGTAAGTACAGACCAAGACTGCCCTTTGTTTACACCGCTTGGTCAGGTGTGGGGTTTGTATCCAGAGCGCGAGTGGGTTGGTCTGACAAAAGAAGAACGCCACAAGATCAGCATGGATAACAGACCATACTGCGCAGATATTATGGTGGCACATGAGGAAGAACTTAAACGGAGAAACACATGATTCACACAGACGAAGACGATGAGTTCGAGCGCATCGCCCATGAAGCTGAGATGAAGAAGGGGCAACCCTACCACTACGACGTCTATGTTTCACCATCACAGCGTAATACAGTCTTAGAAGAAGTAGCCAAGGAGTTTGACAAGATGAAAGCCCTCGGTGATACAGCGGCAAGTTTTGCCGCGTTTGTACGAGGCATGAAAAAATGAACTTCACATGGTCTTTCTCGTCCCTCAAGGACTACATCAACTGCCCAAAGAAGTACCAAGAGGTCAAGGTACTTAAGCGCTTCCATGTTAAGCCGACCGCGCAGATGACGTATGGCAATGAGGTACACAAGGCCTGTGAAGATTACGTCGGAGAAGGCAAGCCTCTTGCTAAGAACTATCAGCAGTTCAAACCTGTCCTTGACACACTCATGGAGATCAAGGGAATTCGTTATCCCGAGCAGAAGATGGCGCTTGACGTCAAGGGTAACGCATGTGCGTATGGCAAAGACTACTGGGTGCGGGGTATCGTAGACTTGATGATTATTGATGGGGACACAGCGTTTATCATCGACTACAAGACTGGAAGCAACAAGTATCCTGAACCAAAACAGTTAAAGCTGATGGCACTCATGGCGTTCGCCCACTACCCTGAGATCAACCGAATCAAGGCTGGCTTGCTGTTCATAGTGCATAACAGTTTCTTAACTGAAGAATACAAACGCGAGGACATCCATAAGTTGTGGGATGCGTTCTATCCTGACTTGAATAGGCTTGACACATCGTATATAAAGGATGTCTGGAATCCCAATCCATCGCCCCTCTGCGGCTGGTGTCCTGTGGATACCTGCACACATCATAAGGAAAGATAATGGCTTACGTTAACAAACCCCGCCCTTACAAGAAAGAATATCAGCAAGAGAAAGCCCGTGGTGAACATGAGCGTCGCATGGAGCGGCAGCGTGGTCGTCGTGCAATCGACAAGACAGGCACTGATGCCAACGGCAACGGCAAAGCTGATAAGCGTGAAGGTAAGGATGTATCCCACGTTAAAGCCCTTGATAAAGGTGGCTCTAACAAACATGGACTGCGTATTCAAAGCGCGGCAAAGAATCGTTCGTTCCGTCGTGACTCTCAAGGAAACTTGGTGTCAGAGACTAGTAAGAAGGAACGTAAGAAATAATCATTGCTGTTAGGCATGAGTGAGCAATGTTGAAGGGGTCGTTGATGTTGCAGTTGCTCTCCCCTTTTTAACCATGTCAGTCAAGCGGTGATCTGATTTCCTCTCCTTTGGGCCACGACAGGCTTGACCGACTAGCCCCCGTAAGGGGCCACGTTTAACATAGTAAGGAACAGTATGAATGTAGTAGATGACACGGTTGTCCGAATGACAATCCCGTCTAGCGACTTGCAATTTCTCTTGGGACACATAGAGCGATGCGAAGTGCTCAAAGACGATGGCACGAATGCAGAGGTCGTAGTTTATTGGGGCGTCCCCGAGATGCAACGCCTAGTCCGTGTGTACGGAGATGCTCCTAACCCAATGCTCAAAGAATACGAATGGCCTGGGATGTTTCAGCCGTTCGCTCACCAAAAAGTTACAGCATCGTTCCTATCCCTACGAGACCGCTGTTTCTGTTTCAATGAAGCTGGTACTGGAAAAACATCCAGTGTTATCTGGGCGGCTGACTATCTCATGCAGTTGGGGCTAGTCAAACGAGTCCTAGTCGTATGCCCACTATCCATCATGTACTCCGCTTGGCAGGCTGATATCTTTAAAACCGCCATGCACAGAACGGTCGGCGTGGCCTATGGTACGGCAGACAAGCGCAAGAAGATCATTAAAGGAGAGTACGAATTTGTAGTCATCAACTTCGATGGCGTGAACATTGTTCAAGAAGAAATTAGTAAAGTAGGGTTTGACCTAATTGTTATTGATGAAGCCAACGCATATAAAACAGTATCTACAAAACGTTGGAAGACCTTGGCTAAACTGATCACCCCCTCGACCCGCCTCTGGATGATGACAGGCACACCTGCCTCACAGTCTCCACTGGATGCGTTTGGCTTGGCAAAGCTAGTCAACCCTGCTGGCGTACCCAAGTACTTCACGGCTTGGCGCGACAAGGTAATGCAACCAATTAGCAAGTTCAAGTGGATCCCCCGCGCTATATCTCAGCAAGCGGTGTACGAGGCGCTTCAGCCAGCGATTCGGTTCGAGAAGGCAGACTGCCTTGACCTGCCTGAGTTGGTGTACCAGACCCGTGAAGTGCCGCTGACCCCCCAGGTGAATAGATATTACCGTGAGTTAAAGAATCAACTGCTGATAGAAGCAGCGGGTGAACAGATCAGCGCTGTCAATGCGGCAGCCAAGCTGAGCAAGTTGTTGCAGTTATCGGGTGGAGTAATCTATACCGATGACAAGGAGGTGGTGGAGTTTGACGTGTCACCACGCCTGAATGCACTGATGGAGGTGTTAGACGAGACCAAGCACAAGGTAATCGTGTTTGTACCGTTTCGGCACACCATCGAATTAGTCGCACGTCATTTAAGTTCACAAGGAGTAGCCAATGAAGTTATCAATGGGGATGTACCCGCAAGGGAGCGGTCTGAGATCATCAACCGATTCCAAACGCAAACTGACCCGCGAGTTCTAGTCATTCAACCACAATCTGCATCGCATGGCGTCACGCTAACTGCCGCAGACACTGTTGTGTTTTGGTCTCCCGTTATGAGCGTCGAGACATACCTGCAGTGCATTGCCCGTATCGACCGAGTCGGTCAGGTAAACAGCATGACAGTTGTTCACCTGCAAGGCTCTGAAGCTGAACGCAAGGTCTATCAGATGTTGCAAGGCAAGGTGGATACGCATGAGAGTTTGGTTGATCTGTACAAACAGGAGTTAGGAATATGAGTGAAACTACTGAGTTAAAACTTGATGATTTAGTCAATGTATACTTGACAATAAGGAATGAGCGTGAGAAACTCAAAGCGAGTTGGGAAGTAAAAGATGGTGAGCTAGAGCAGGAGATGAAAGTGCTAGAGCAATCCATGCTGACAGTGTGCAACGATACCAACGCAAGTAGTATCCGCACCGAGAGCGGCACAGTGATTCGGACTCTCAAGGAACGATTCACTACAAACGACTGGGACAACTTTAAAAAGTTTGTTCTAGACAACGAGGCGATTGACTTGCTGGAGCGTCGTATCCATCAGGGCAATTTCAAAGAGTTCATGGCTGAGCATCAAGGAGAAGGTCTCCCGCCCGGCGTGAATGTGATGAGGGAGTTCACGATTGTCGTGCGCAAACCCTCTAATTAAGTTCAATTTAGTAACAGGAAAATATCATGAGTAACGATCTCGCAACAATGTTCAGCGGTGCATTAACCCCTATCGCTGGTTTGGATGAAGACACACTTGCCGTAGCAGGTGGTGCTCGTCAGGGGAGCAAACGAATCTCTATCAAAGGCGGTGTATTCCGCAAGTATTCTGGCGGCAAGGAAATTGGCGCTATTGAAGACCGTCACATGAATGTGATCTTTGTCAAGATGGCTCACAAAGCCTCTCGCATGTTCTACGACGCAACGTACCAAGAAGGTCAAAAGGTCAGCCCAGTGTGCTGGTCTACTGACTCAGACAAGCCCGACGCAGATGTCAAGACTCCCTGCGCTACAACCTGCCTCGACTGCCCCAAGTCCGTCAAGGGTTCGGGTCAAGGCGGTACAGGTACAGCTTGCCGCTTGTCATGGCGCACAGCCGTGGTGTTGCCTAACGACCCATCAGGCGATGTGATGCAGTTGGTGTTGCCTGCTACTTCAGCGTTCGGCAAGGAAGACAATGGTCGCTGGCCTTTCCGCCCATACATCCAGCATTTGGCGTCGCACAACGTAAGCGCTGGCCGGGTAATCACTAGGATGGCCTTCGATACAAAATCTCCTACGCCAAAGGTTGTGTTCTCTCCCGCCGGCAAGGTTCCTGATGAAGACTTGTTGGCAATTGCCGCTCAAGCCAAGAGCCCAGCCGCTGAAGCCGCTATCAAGATGAACGTGTTCCAAGCTGATAGCACAGGTGAAGTTGAAGTGCCTAGCCACCGCAACGAAGTCGTAGAAGACGAAGCGCCTCCCGTCAAGGTTGAATCTAAAAAAGCCGCCACTACTGATGAGAAAGACATCTCTGACGTAGTAAAGAAGTGGTCTAAGAAATAAGGAATAGGGATGTCACGGACATACAGCGAAGCTTTTTTGATTGAGTTGCACAAGGCCAATCCCAACAGGGCTGGCATTGCGTTGGCACTCGCTTGCGTGAAGGCAAACCTCCCTGCAAAGTATGTGGCTAATGCGTTGGAAGTAACTCGCATGACGGTCTTTAGTTGGTTCCGTGGCAAACCCCTACGCCACAGCAATCTACTTAAGGTAGAGACACTGACTGACCTGATTGAGAGTGACACCGCCAAGGGTCTTCTTCCAGCAAAGAATACCGCATCGGCTAAAGCGTACCTTGAAGAAATGGTCGGGAGGAAGTTTGACTAACTAAAAATCGGGGGGATATTAATTCCCCATCTATTCACCGAGCGGGCATAGTCCCGCTCTTTTCAACTCTGGCGAGACATGTTAAAACAATTCTACGAGAAAGCATTGCCTACGCAGGGTGTCTATTGCATTACAAGCATTGGGACTGACAAAAAGGTTTCCAATAAATTTGCAGAGACACTTGACGGCGTATTTGAACAAATTGAGAAGTTCAAAGCTAAACAGTTAAACACATTCGTTGCACTGGGGACGTTCGACGGATATAGCAGGAAAGCAGATGACTGCCTCTTCGTGCGATCATTCTTCATCGACCTAGATGTCGGTGCAGAGAAAGACTATCAAACAAAGGGCGACGCACACACGGCGCTCTACAAACTAGTTGGGGAGACTGGGCTACCTGACCCAGTGGTGATTGACTCAGGTGGCGGGGTTCATGCCTACTGGATCATGGATGAGGACA